CGCCAACGCTTGTATCTACTATCAGTAATTTTTAGTTGTGTTTCAAATCTATAGAGATTAGAATATGCATCGTTACTAGTAACCAATCCATTGGACATATCCATAATGAATCGCCAATGCAGCTTTGGTTGAAATTTTAATCTTCCTAGATATTCGTTACTACTGGAATTTTTTAAGTTGACTTGCTTATTCTGAGGATTAGCTACAGCATATGCTAATAGATACAAGTCGGTGGCGTGTGTCCTAAATAATAAGTAACCACCGTACTGTACAGTTTTCTTAGCATAAGTTAAACCGTAGTCTTCAGTTTCATCGTCTAACGTAAGCATGTATGTAACTAATGTAGTTAGATACAAAAGATTAGCAACATCTTTACCATCAAGATCAGCAAAATTTCTACTATATCTGTATAGTCTAGACTCGGTTAATACCTTATCAAGTAACAGAAATTCCATTACTTGCTCCCAGGCTTACCACTACCAAAATTTAATCTACTAAATTCTAAACGGTCAACAAGTTTAAGCGCATTACCAATGCGGTCAACAGCAACAAAGCCTTCTTCGTTGGTTGCTACGAATGCATCGCCTTCTTGTTTAAATGTAGGTATCTGACGAATCTGTTCCAACTTACGGATTAGTCGAATTTTTGCTTCAATGATCTTAAGATACAAATCATATACAGCAACAATATCAGCTACATGCTGTCTAATAAATTGCACGCCTTGTGTTAGTTGTTCAGTGGCGGCTGCTTGCTTTTCTGCGGTCTTGTAGCCATCAATTTTCTTTTGCATGAAGTCTATATACTTCTGTACAAAACCTTGTGCAAACTTTTCAGGTGCATCAAATGCGCCTGCTCGAATATTGTTATTGACGTGTGCTTTCAATTGCTGTATAAAGTCAGGACCAATTATTTCATTGCCTTTCTCTAACCAACTAAATGTAGCAGCAGGAATTCCTTTGAGATAATGATCAGCTTCGCTAATAGCTTCCATTACATTTGCACTTTCGGCGGCAGTTAATGTAACTGTACCGCTAAGATCTTGAATGCGAGCATCGCGATGCCATACACTAGGAGTACTGCCTAACTGACTACTGTCAAATCCAAAGGTTGCAGTAGTGTCTGCTAGTGTTGGGCCACCTGGATATTCAGTGTGCCATACAATACCCATTTCGGCACTCATAATTTGTCTAGCTAGATCACTGTCTTTTGGTACTGCATATACGATTGTGTTTGGTTGAAATGTAATATATTCTACACCGTCAATAGTAGTTTCTTTAAGGTCGCTGCGTGTGAACAGCATGTCACCTTGTACAACAGTATTCCATTTTAACTTACTAAGATTCTTTAGGGCTACAATCAACTTTTCTTGCAATCCTTCTGCAGGATGGTTTGCCTTAATGTCAGCAACAGTAAAATTTAGTTTTGGACTTTTTGCAAACACACCCTTAGTGCCTACAAAGAACTTACCAGTGGCAGGATCACGGCCAGCAACTACTGCTGGTGCACCGTCCCACTTAGTGGTCATGCTTACTGCACCTTTGCTGTGTCCTTCTAACATTTCATGAAGGCTATAAAGATAATCAATAGCTTCCTTGGCGCCCGCAAAGCCCTTGTTAAAGATGTTATCTTCTAGATGCTCAAGGTGAACATTCTTGCCCTCAGCTTCGAACAGGCTTTCACTAATAATAGTTGTTACTAGTGGTTTGGAAATTTCTATAAACTTCATACTTGTCTCTTTTTTAAAATTCTAGCTCTGATTTTGCTTTATTAGGGTCAGTTATTCCTATAACTACTCTTGTTGGCCTAAATGTATTTACAAAACCTTTTTGTGTCATATACATCAATGTTAAAAATCCATTCTGTGTATCAACTGATGCTCGGCCGTCGCCAACTTTATCTAGACCCAATGCAAGACCTGTTCCGCCTTTAGTGACTCCGCCTACGCCCAGGCCGAACGAGCCGCCGTCGGAGCTTCTTACCTTTGAAGTAGGAGATCCGACTAAATCTTTTGCTGAATTATATGCCCTTGTAAATATTGTAGGAAGTTCTGCTACATCAAATCCAAAAAATCCTTCACCTTTTTCAATATGTTTAAAACTAGGAGATTTAGGAATGACAATATCAAAATATATGCCTACGAGTTTATTATTGTCAAATTCGAAATAAGTATTACCTGATGCACCGTTTAATAAAGATCCGTTATATTTTAAATTAATGTTATCCCTATTTGCTTTAGGATGCAAAATTTCTCCGGGGCCTTTTTTGATACGCTTTGAGTCAGGTAATGCGGATTCTATTTCTTCTATCGACATACCAACCTTAAACTGACCGTATAGGGTATGCCCTTGACTTGCAGATTGTTGAGATAATTGTGTAACTTTATTAGTCTCAGTATCAACAACAAACTTCATTTTTGCATTAGCAGGTAATTCTGCTTGTGATGCGACGGTCTGCATTTTACCCGAAGCATCTAAGTACGCATATACTTCATTAGCTTTTGCACCACTGGCACTAAATGCAAGCGCGGCTGATAGTGCTAAACCAGCAAGTTTTTCTTTAAAACCTTCATCTAACTCTTCTTGTGTAGGGACAGAATAGATTTCATAGAGTCGCATTTTAGATACCTGCTTTAATTTTTATATCAGCTAGTTCTTTTGACATAATGAACACATAGTCAGAAACGCTTTCATCAATACGAACAACTAGACCTAGGTCTTTCCATGTTAGACCAAAACTTTCTAACATGTTAGTAATTTCACGGTATGCGCTCTGTGTCAACATACGTTCGCCGGCCTTAGCTTGTGCCAACCATTGTGGTTGTAGCTTGCTTACATCATAGCCTGCTTGTGCAAACTTTAAAATCTTATTAGCAGCATAAACGCCGCTTTCTTTGTCGCCAGCGGCTAGCTTCTTCATATCTGATTGCAAAGAAGTGACCATCTGAGCAGGTAGTGGTTTAGCGCCGGGTGTTGGTTGAATCTTACGCATTTGATTCTTAGATACCTCAAAGCTATCAGCACCTTGTGGAACATTAACGCCGCCGCCGGCGAATCTACCAGTAGGTGCCGGCGCAGGTTGATTATTACCTTGTGCAGGTTGTGCAGATGTTGTTGGTTCTTCGGCGCTGTCGTCAGGTTGACCATCGCCGTCTGTATCTTTAGGACGAACTAATGCAGCTACTCCGCGGCCCAGTGCTGAACCAATCTTTGCGCCAATCTTCTGTGCGATACCTGCTTTAGGATCTAGTCCTTGTGCGAACGGACCGCCTAACTTTTGACTAATCTTTTGACCTAAGGTTGGTGCTAAGGGTTCACCACTGTCGTTCGCACCATGCTTGTTCATAAGTTGACGGTTCAACATACCTTTAGCTTCACCCTTAGTAGGATGCACCCACTTTCGTGTCTGAGCATTATAGGTATAACCTGAATCTCTAGTACCGTTCTTTAGTTGTCCTGCGGCTGCTTGAGGTGCAGTGGATTTAGCAGGTGCCGATCCTTGTGGCTTTTGCATAAATGCTTTAGCAGCGGCTGCGCCACGTTTAAATACGTCTAATGGTGCTTCGTTAGTGTTTTCAATTTCATGTAGTCGCATCGTCTTCTCCGGATTGGCTTTCTCGAATAACTTTCTTAATGCCCCTGGAGAATTTTGTGCTGTCGCGACCTTTAATACTGTTAATTAATCTATTGGTTAGATCTTTAGCAGTTTCATCATCGTAGTATCTGTCAATTTGTTCTAAGAGATTAATTGCGCTTCTGATAACATGTTCACCGCGATTTTCCACTACATGGTTACGGTCCCTGTCAATTGATATTTGATTAAGCTCTTCTAGAATACTGCGACTGCGTCTCACAACGGTCTCCAAGTTTTAGTATTAAGTATATTTATCACTTTTTACCTTTAATGAAGTCCATCAACGCAAGGCTGGAATTGACTGTTTCCTGTGCTTGTGGTTCTTCAGCCTTAATAGCACCACTACGCTTTAACTGCTCAACAAGCCCCTTAGTTGTAACTGTGCTTGCATCCTCTTCGCCTTCTTCTAAATCTTCAATACGAAGTGTATCGGGGTTAAATTTTAGGTCTACTTTACTGCCTACACCACTACTGCTTCTTGTTTTCATAAACTGAATTTGATAGCGTCCACGCTCACGCATAGCATTACTTGTAAAGATACCGATAACATTATCAGATGTGTTAATTTTACTGATGCCGCCAGCAATATGACTGTGGTCAAACTCAATTTCTTCTACCGCTGCACGATTTAGCTGCGATGCTGTTACTAGAAGTAAGTTACGCTCTACTGCTAGATTACGCAATTCCTCTGATACATACTTGTCCTTAACGAACAAGTTTTCTGCACTAATCTTTGCAGCAATAGGCATCATTAGATCTAAGTAGTCAACTAGCAATGCATCCACTTTGGTACCGCTTTGGATTTCATATTCACGCAAAAACGCACGGATATCATTAGCATTGATACCGCTGGGCATCTGTTTAATTCTAAATTTACCCTTGCCTTTGCCCTTCATACGAACTTTAAGATCAACGTCTTCAATATTACGCATGATTTCACGAGCAGCATGTCCACTGACCATACTGTCTAATCGCATACTAATAAGTTGCTCACTAAGTTCTAAACTTATGTAAACAACGTTTAGCCCTGCAAGACTCCAGTTGACGCCAAAGTTCTGTAAGAACAGACTCTTACCTGCACCAGATCCGCCAGCGAATACAGTGATTTCACCTCGATTTAGGCCGCCATACAGTTTCTGATCGATGCCCTTCCAACCAGTGCTTATTGCACCTGCTTGCTTCTTGATCCACTCAAGTCGCTCCTTGGGATTTTCAAAATAGTCTAAGCCTAAATCTTTTACAAGCCCAGTTTGTACTGCGGCTTTGATCTTGTTTTCTACTTCACCATAGTTTTGCTTTTCAAGCAAATCTGTGCTTTCAATAATAGCTTTTTCTAATGCCTTATGTCTACAGAAAGTCTCAAACTCATCCATAAACCAGTTTTGATGGTCAGGTGTTACGTTTTGAATAACTTCTAAGTCTAGGCCACCAATAGCATTAATCTGCTCTAATGTAGGGATACTGTTATATTTCTCGCTGTGTCCCTTTAAAAGTTCAACTGTAGTTTTAAACTTACGATTAAAAAATTCTGGTTTAATAATGTTTTGACAACGAGCAAATAAGTCAGCGTCACTGATTAGAAACTTTACAAACAGTTCCTGCACATCATCTGTATATTCTTTTATTTCGCTCATGCTACTAGTCCTCGACTCTTCAGGTGGTTATATATGTATCTGTAAATCTTTTCATGCCCGTGCTTACTTGGATGCCGATCAGTGGGTGATTCAAAGTCATCTTCGTTTTCTAATTGATGGCTTAATGGCCGTAACCTAACAACTTTATCAAAATCCAACAACTTAAATAGATCCTTGGCGTGATTGCTTGAACAATCGTTAGCGATTATTTCAGGCGCACATTTGTTTGACATGGCGGTAACAAAATATTCAATATTTTTACTTTCTAAAAATCTTGTTAATGCAATCAATTTTTCAAAAAGTTCTATTGCAATTAAATCATAATTTAAAAACAGCATCCTATATGCTACCGGTGTTTTGGACCTACGAACCGTATCGTCTAAATCAATAGTCTTTGATCTGGATGTTTTATCGTCTAACAGTACATGTTCGTTTGAATGAAATACACCCACATGGTTCTGTATAACATTATCAAAGTATTCAAATCTATAAGGATCAGTTAACTGAATTACTGCTACCCAATTCTCTGGATCGTTTATATTACTAAAAAACTCATGACAGCGGCGTATCATTCTATGATTACTGCCCCCACCCCATGCTTCATTTACACACTCGTCAAAATGGGACTTCATATGTCCTGCCCAAGTCCATGGACAAGGTTCCTTGGTATAGTTTTGAATAGCCTGCGGGTCGTTTGCTAACGAATCTGGAATGTGCCCGTATGTAAAACTACAACCGGTTGTGTATAATTTATTTCTCATAACATCTTTGCTTTAACTTGTGCTTTGATTTTATTATCTGTGGCGTGCTTAATAATACTAGCTACCGTTAGCAAACGACCATATTTGTTTGCAGCATCGTTTGCATCTTTTATGTCATCTTCCCAAGGAGGAAAACTTACCTCCCAACCCAACGCAAGTGCTTCGTCAATTAGCTCTTTGCCCGGGTCATCGCGATCAGGACATAAAATAATCCTATTACCCAGTTTGCTTATCAAATGAGCTTGCTCCGGTGTAACATGATTGCCCAATACTGCTACACCATCAACCATGATAGCATCAGCTACACCCTCAACAACAATTACTAGTTCGCGCTTAGTATCAACAAATCTATCTACATTGAAGACATATCCACTGCTCATTTTATGCAAATATTTAGGTGTTTTTTTATCAGGCGGACTAATGTGTCTAGCAGTCCAACCAACTAGTTCACCATTATATGTAAATGGTACAACTAATCGTTTAGCATACAATGGGTCAGCGCCAAACCAAAGTAGTGGATACAATCCATATAAGCCACGCTGTTTAGCATAGACTTTTACTTCGTGGTCGTCAGGTAAATCTTCTATCATCACTGCATGTTCAGGAAGATCGATTACCTCAAACTTATTAAGACTGTAAACATAATTTTCAATTTCTTCGTTTTCAAGCTCTTCACTGTACTTTAGCAGATCCATCTGAGCATCATGTATTTGCTTTTGATCTGCACCTAATCTAATTGCTAAATCTCTGTAACGCTTACCAATACCAGGAGTAGGACTCCAACCCGTAGTATACTTACAATTAAAACAGTTATAAGAAATTTTTGCGCCGCTGGTTATAATACCGGCTCGCTTACGTTTATCGTTACACATTGGGCAGTCAAAAGTCATCCACCCACTAGGAGTACGAGTGGTCCTAATAGGCAAATTATCTAATAGTAGTCTATGTACTTTTTCTACTACCGTATCAATCGACATAATTTTTATATTCTACCCATCGCTGGTACAGACCAACTTCTCTACCGTATGCTTCTACTTCCCACGGACTGTCAAAGTACTTATGCTCATTACGCTTAGGTTTCCAAATATTTCCTTCCCAGGAAGTCTGTAAGGTTTCACCCTTTTTATTTTTTGCAGTTACAAACTTTTTATAAAGTTGATTCTTAGCATATTGTTTTAGATGCACCATCTCATGTGCTAAGGTTTTAAAGATATCATCATCTGTTTTTTTGTTCCTAAGTTGAATAGTAAAAAATCGAGGATTCTTTTTATCTTCCTCGCTGATCATCATGCCTTCAACTTCTAGCGATTTTTCTATCTCAATATCTAATTCGATGGACCTTGCCATTCTAGGATCAAGCAAGATGTTCGCATAAAATTCCGCTGCGTCAGAGAGGTCTCTGATTAGCTTCTTATTCTTAGTACCGTAAACACTTATATCCATGCTGATGTCCTATTAAGGCTTTATAGTACATTATAGCATCGTGTAAGAAAAAGTCAAGAAAAAGTGCCGGGGTTACCGGCACTTAATCTAGAAGATCTAAAAATTAGAATTCTTCTTTTACTTCTTCAACCACTTCATGAACCACGTTCTGTGATTGTGAAATAGGTTGGGGAGGGAATACTGTAGGTTCCTTTGCTGCTTCGCCTTTGCTAACAGTTAAGCCTGCTAGTAAGCCAACAAACGCACCAATAATAGTATTGAACGCAGGATTGATAATTGCAAGAATATCCTTGTTATCAATTTGTTCATTTGGCATAAAGATACCAATTAATAGCACCAATACTACTGCTACCAGGATTGTGCTTAGGATTGTGATTACAATTCTAAGAATCCAATTAATCAGTCTAGCTCTTTCTAATTCAATTTTATCCATGTGACACCGCCTTTAATTTCTTAGTAGGATTTTATCTAGTGTTCCATTTGTGTCGTCTGGTGTGTGTTTAACACGAATCCAATTGCAGTTAACATTAAATGTATGGTGCTTAACAACACTACTGTTACTGAGCGCAATTGTTTCAACGTTGAACCAATCGCTACTAGCATCATCTAGGTCCGGAACACCAAGCAAACAACTTGCTTGTATTGTTATATTCCCTGTATACTGTGTGGTGTAAAATGCAATACTATGTTGGGCGTTAGGGAAATTACGATCCAAATTACCGTAAAGTGCGCTACTAACAATAACATTGGATGTATCGCCTAACATTGTATTTGCTGTTTGTGTAAAAGTAAGTTCCGCTTGGGTAGGAACAGGTTCTTCTCCAGTTTGGTCTGTGATCTCAATATCAAATTTAATGTTGTTATTTTGATCGTTGTAAACTGGCAAATTCTCATTTTCTTGTGTACTGCGGGTAACATAAAGTGTATATAAGCCTGATTCAATATTTGCTAAATCAGCTTCTTCAAGTACTAGCTTTACTTTACCTACATCTGAAGTATTAACTAAGGGCTTGGTAAAAATTCTTCGTTTAGTAGTAGGATGTACCATATAGATACGCAACGTATCAGAAAATACATTTTGTAATCTGCGATCGCGATCCCTTATATTAAACAAAATTGTATTTGTTAAACCCTTATGGGCTACCAGCTTTCTTAGGTTCATAGGTCTGTTGTCCACATAAATATTATCCACAGTGACAACAAGCTCTATTACATCATCGTAAAGGTATAGTTTTTGGTCACCGTAGCTGCTCATAACAGTATTTATCACATTTGACAGCGATTCAAAATCTGTAGAAGTTAACAGAGCATTTTTGGTAAATAATTTTAATGATTGATAAAACTAATATTAGTAATTATAACGAGCTAGAATTTCTAACAGGAATTTCATACTGCGGACAAGAATATTTAGGCATTGTTGTAAACCACGATAACAGCATTATTACATTCTACGACGTAGATGCAATGCCCACATTACAAGTTAAAAAAGAGTTTCTTGAGTTAGGTGAAGTTTGGTGGTGGGAAAGTAATAGGCAAATACCTATAGATGTATTTCTACATTACGAAATGCGACCGTTTCATCCTTATTTAAAAACGTTTACTTTTAAAGACGTTGAAATACTATTTGGGCCAGTTACAAGCCTACAGAATCTATTAAAGAAGCGAATCAAACGGCGTAGTATTCAACTAATACGCAAGACTAGTTAAGCGTAAGCCGATTCACAAATTAAATTCATTTGCACAACAATAGCAACAGCATATGCTATAGCGTGACTGTGCTTAAAATAGTAACTGCCATCAGTGGGTTTCACCCATACCTGTTTGGCAATATCTTCCCAACTCTTACCAATTAGATGCTTTTTACCCGGGCGAATAATTGCTAAAATCATAGCTAACTGTTCGACACTAGTAGGCTTGTACTGCGCTAGAATATTTGAATAGTTACTAATATGAAATAATTTTTCAACAAATTCTTCATGCTCAAGCAGTTCCCATAAGGGCTCTACTTCCATTAGTTGTGTAAGATGTGCTTCGTCCCTCACATCTTTATAAATGCCATTGTTTAGGATGTCTACTTTAAACCAACCATCTTCTTCGGCAGTTTCATAATCAATGCTGCTGAATCCCTCTAACGGAAAAGTAGGAATAGTTTGAAAGTAGACTCCGGTGTTATGTTTTGAATAAGTGCCGTCATCTGCTTTAATGCTAGCAGGTATGTGATTAACTAACCGCAAGAAGTCCTCACGGTTAGCCATATCAATATCTACGTCAAAATCAATTTTTGCTGTCACGATCTTTAATCAGTTCATTTAGCTCGTCTGCTACAGAGCGAATTTCTTTTGCAAGGTTAACTCCAACAGGATCAGAGTATGATCGCTCAATTAGCCGAGCAATATCATGAAGTCTAATGACGGCTTCGTCTGGTGTATTAACCTTCAGCATCAGCCCAGTACTCGTCTAGCATTGGAAAATGTTCTAGCACAATCTTCTTGCATTGCTCTGCAATGATCATGTGTTCTTTTTGTGTGCCATTTGCTGCACGAAGATCGATATAATGAATCCAAGAACGCAAACTGCCGGCCATGTAAAGTGTGCTTTCAGTTAAGCCCTCTGGCAGTACTGCACGAGCTTGCTCCTTGGCAATACCTTTATCCAGTGCCCACTTATATGCGTTCATGGCAGCATTACGAACCTTAGCCTGTTCCATGTTCCAGCTTTCTTGTAGCTCTGGATCATTAACCTCAACCGAGTTCTGGCGGTTCTTTTCGTCTTGTAGACGTGCTTCGCGCTTACAGCCTACATTCTCTGCTACAGCATAACGCTGACTGAATTCTTGGAAAGCAAAACTACGATGGCGTAGAATCTGACGAGCAATATCACGTGTGGTCTTAATTTCCATTGTGATATGCACCATCTCAAATGGACTCCAGTGCTTGTGCTTGATGAGATACTTTAGCAGCTTTGGTGCAGTTTGTGTGTTGCTTTGGTTAGCCGGATTGCTAACTCGTGCTGCATATGCAACTAGATCACCAGGAGTATGACAATCTGTAATAGCACTAGGCTTGGTTACGCCAATTAAATTTACTTCGCTCACTTTTTACCTCGGTTTAGTCTGTGTGTTAGATTAACAATCTTTCTTTGTAATGTAGGTTCTAGGTCATCGGCAACCTGCACATAAAATAATAATGCTTCTTTAATGATGTCTAGATCTTCAATACTAAAAATTGCTCTCGGTTTGTCGTTATTCATTACCTTTATCCTTTTCGTTGTCCCAACGGTCGCCCTGAACATATAACTTATAATCCTCAATGTCAATGATACCGTCGTTGTTCAAATCCTCAGGATTATCCCACCCAAGTTCTTCCCAACGCTTTGCGGATTCATACAGCTTATAGTCATCTTCATCAATGTCGCCATCGCCGTCTAAGTCCTCAGGATTTTCCCAACCCTTATCTTCCCATCGCTTTGCTGCTTCATATAGACGATAATCATCTTCATCAATGTCGCCATCGCCGTCTAAATCTTGAGGATTGTCCCATCCAGATGAGGCTGCATCCCAACGATCACCTGCATTATACAACTTAAAGTCATCCTCGTCAATATCCCCGTCACCGTCTAAGTCAACCCCTTGAGTCGCCTTCCATGCAGCAAACCCCGGGGCGGCGGCTGCGGCTGCGGCTTGCTTTGTAACAACACGCTTTACTACCTGAGGTGCTGGCGGTGCTGGTACTGACGCAACCAACGGTTCATCCGGATCATATGGTGTTACATCAAAAGTTGGTGTGGCGTTTCTAATAGTTGTTATATATCCTGCGGCGGCTATAGCCTGCGCCCGGGCGACTGCTTCACGATAGTCAATATACTTACCATCATCAAACCACCACCAACGGTCAAGTACCCATTTTGCTTTTCTACGATATTCAACTAGCCAGCGGTCGTCAACTTTACCAACTCTAACTTTTGTAATAGGCCACTTGATTACTTCAAGTCCTATATCTTTAATTGTTAAATTGTCTTTCATAAAATTATCTCTACTTACTATAACTGTTAATCATAAAATCTGTTATGATTTTTACTAATTCTAAACTAACATGAATATTATCTTCCCTATATGCATGTGTTCCTAAATGTCGAACCATTTCGTATGCGGGGAAGTAATCCACATAGTTATATTTATTAGTAAAATAACCCGCTACTGCTCTTAAAGTTGATTTACTAAATTCATTTGCAACGACACAATCACTGTTTGTAAAAGTAGCTAGCAACGGTATTGGTGATACTGTTATTACTGTTTTAATTTTTAAATCATCAAGTATAGAAAGTGCTGGTTCCAACGCCTCAATACACTCGTTATAATCTAGTATCCTAAATTCAAATCTATCACTGTTTAGAGTCTGTTCATCTAGGGGCGGGGCACGATTTAACCATACATTATTTTCAGTATCATACCAACACTCAGTGAGTCCCAATGTTAAAACAAGACATTCTGCAGTCTTTAAGCCCTCATATAACTTAGAGATTTCTGTATGGCGCTGAAATATTCTATTAGCTGATACTGCGGGTGAACCAACCAATAAGAGATCTATCAATTCACCCTGTTTGGTACGATATATACAAGGTTGTATTGTTTTATCACTTAATGCTGCTAGGATAGTTTGTCCTATACAGCCGGGGTTAAATTGATTGAGTCCAAAATTTGGTCGGCCACCTTGTGCAATTTCTTCTGGAGCCTTGTATCTTTTTGTAGGAACATTATATCCTAGCTCGTGTAGACAATCCTCAATTTCACGAGCAAAGCAAGATCCAATAGTATATATCGGCTTAGTTGTGTCAAAGTCTATTTTAAACTTTGGTTCAAAATAAGGTTTAAAATACTGCTCGATATATCGAGACGAATTTCGCTCAGGAAAACCTCTATGAGGATTGTCTACTCTAGATCCAGCAATAGAAACTACTTCTTTTATTGATAATTTCATAGATTCTCTCAACTAGATTCCTGCAGTCTCACATGCTGTTTTGACTTCTTCTACTTCTTCGGTATTTTTTGCAAAGACCTTGAACCAGAACTTAGCATCAATAATATGATTTATCATTTTAACTTGTTCATCGTTAAATCTAGTGAGTAGTTCTCTACCAGTGTCACTCAGATACAATAACCAGGGCGATATCTTTGCTGCCCTAATATCATGTACTGCTCGAGGGGTGCTAACTACCTTAAAATAATCTTGCCAATCGCAACTGTTATCTTCCGACCATTCAGCAAGATACAATATGCTTCGTTCCAGTGCCCTGATGCCTGTTTCTTTCTTTACATACTCAAGTAAGAATTCGTCATACAAACTATCCTTACTCCAATCGGCTAGCTTCTTACCATTCTTAATTAACCATTCTGCGAATTTTTCTGGTTCTAGATATTCATTGCGTACACAGCTACGACCAAACTTTACAAATGCTTCGTAGTACTGACTGCGAATAAAGTCCTCTATGGTTTTAGGTTTACTTGCTGTAGTACTCAATTCATAAAACATTTGAAATACACGGAAGCCCAATCGTACATGCGTCATTTCTCTATCTGCCCAGCGGCGCTTCTTTGGGCACATGTGAGCTGATAGAGTTCGCTCGTTACGAAACTCTTTCTCACACCACTTACATGTAGTGTCACTTTCCAAAGATGTCTGCAATAGTCTTGTCGTCATATCCATGCGCTTTTGCTAATTCTTTCAATTCATCCTTACTATTTAATGCTATGAATAGTTCTAAGTCATCCCTTTTAAAATTAGGATATATGCTATAAACAAACTCGCTGAGCTTATCTTTCTTTTTCTTACTATTTGGCGGCTTGATATAAGGATGAAATTCTACCTTACCAGAACCTGCTGCGGTCATTAGTAGCCACTGTAGTTCAGGATGCTTGCTAACGTCACTGAAGTTTTTGTTAACAAGTTCATTAACCATAAACAAGTAATGAGCAGCATTACGGCCTTGTGCGCTGCTAGCATAGCGCATCATCATCCAGGGCACAAATGCTTTCTTCTGCTCGTCAGACAATCTATCATAGAACCCCCGATCCTTACGATCAAGAGCTGCCATAATATCCTTTAACGGGATAGCAGGCTCTTTCTTGATCTTTGTCATCCAACTAGATCTCCAACTTGTAAATCACAAACTTTGTTTAGCTCTTTAACAAAGAACGCACACAAAGGTTTACCTTTGTTCTCTAACGGTACAGCTAATACATGTCCGTTCTTTAGCTTTGGGAAATACCATTTTACATCTTGGAAGATATTTGTAATGGAAATTTCATAGCTGGTAAGTGAGTTACTTACCATTGGATTAAGTGCTAGACAACGAAAGCCTCTGTTATTTAGACTTGCTAAGGGGATAACTTCAACCGCAGTATAATCCTCGTCGCAGATTACGATACTCCAATCCATTGGCATTTGCAAACTATGTTTACCTATCTGCAAACAAATAGCAGGAGCATGGAAGCTCTCCAAAAAGATCAGGGGTAAGAAATAATAGTCGATGTAAGTAGGATCACTAGCATCAAGTACACAATAGCGAACATCTTCAATTTCGTCTGGTACAGTATCTAAATCATAGGGGTTGTTATCAACTGTTAATATTTTCATTTTGTTTTCCAAATAGTTTGTTAAATTCTTTTACCATATTAGCAATCACGCTCTTACCTTGCCGACGTGATTTATCTACTACAATCCTATTACTACCTCGGTCCCAGTTATAAGCAAATGATAGTTTTGGGCTGTTACTACACCATTCACTATGTACAATAAACACCTGATTTTTTAGCTGGCAACCACATCCTATGCAGCGACCCTCAAGTTTTAAAAACGCACGGTCAGTATCTGTGAGGTTTCTATATTCGTCTCGTGTCATTTGTATTCAACCTTAGTTGTTTGATGTCTAAAGTTTTGCTCCTTGTAATAGGCTTTACGATGTGCCAAATGTCTCTTACTATACTTTAAATTGCTAGTAAGGTCAACAACTTGAACATAATCTTTATCTTCGGCTTTACGAATGCCGCGGCCGATGCTCTGAATAACACGGACAAAGCTCTTACCTGGCTCAATCATAACAAGATTAAAGATGCGAGGAATGTTAATACCTACGGCAGCAACACCATAGGTAGCAACAATAACCTTATTATTCATTTCGCTTACTTCAGCATATTCCCTTTGCCGATCGGTGGTTTTCATTTCACCGCTAATGAAAACCCAATCTGGATTACGCTCTAATAACATTTCGCCTGTTTTAATTCTATCAATCAGGACAAGTGTATTGCCACCAGTACTTAGTCCGTTGACTATTTCACTGATATGGTCAATTCTAGTTGGATCTGTGAGCAGCCATTTTAGTTCTTGAGCGTAACTATTAAAACCTAATTGGCCGTCTTGTAGTTGCAGGATATTAATATCCAAGTCAGCTAATACACCCATGTCCTGAAGTTCTTTACTACTCAGGTTACCAACCACAGGCCCAATAGCACAAACACACCCAACTGCTTCGTATTCATCTTTAGGAATAGTACCTGTTAGACCCCAACGAATTGGTACATTACGGAACATGCCACCCAACTGATCACGAAGTACATCAGCTTTTGCTTTATGCACTTCGTCAACCATTACACATACTACACCTTCTAAGAACTCATCAATTGTGACATTGGCAGTGCCTGCTTTTGTGGCTTTTTCTAAAATGTCTAAGCTCTGCCATGTACAGATAGTATGGGTTTTACCAAAGTCTTTTCTATCACCAAAGTAAACACCAACATCGAGACCCAAGTTGATATAATCTCGCTCTGTCTGTACAACAAGGTCTTTGTTAGGAACAATTACAATTGTACGCCCATATGGTTCACAGCGATGACTTAGGACCGCTGTAATGATTGTCTTGCCTGCGCCTGTAGCAATCTGCTGCAAACATTGTGGGGTATCAAGAAAGCGATTGATTACCTCTACTTGATAATCTCTGAGTATAATCGGCTCACCGGCATTTGGATGATTCTTAGGCCATGGAATGTGTTCATAGTCCAGTTGCCCTACAGCACTAAACTCAAAGTTCCATTTAGTACGCATATCGTTGAGTTCGATATCGTACCCTTCCTCAACCACTAGAGGCAATAGTTTATCTAACAGATTGAAATAGGTGCGGCCGCCAATATCACAATATCTAATGCAGCCGTCCCACCTGCCTAATTTAAAAGCAGGCATATGCCTAGCATAGGGCAAGAAGTATTTTACTGCATCCGAAATCTTACGTCGGGTTCTAGGATCAAGCCCAACGAACCTAACATTAACTTCATCGCGGATTTCTAATGTAACCTTCTGCATACTATACTAATTTATACTCGTTCAATGAATTTGTCAAGCCTTTAAAATAGATAAAAACTACCCCCCAAGTTTCCTCGGGGGGTAGTGCCTAACGCTGTGGGAGAATAACGTTTAGGCAAACCGCTTCATACAGGTGCTCTCTGCAAGATCCTTCCAGTTCTCAGGAGCCATCTTCTTAAGGTCGGCTACCTTGAGCACCATACGCAAACTAATCTCCCGGAGTAGACTTGACTTCTCGATCATAAAGTCTACGACCTCCTGCTCACCCTCATCACCAAAATCGTATTCAGCAAGCATGCCGTCGTTAACGATCTGGTTAATTCGCAGAAAGCGATCGCTCACACTATCCATACCCAAGTCAATGTAGTGACAGCGTGACATCAGCGCCTGCAAGTGATCTTGAATCTTCTTACTACGAACATTCTCAAAGTTAACGTTGGTAATAAAGATACAGCCGCCCTTGAAGTCAAAACGATCTGGAATACCTTCGCGGCGCAGGGCGTTGGATTCTGCCTTCCAAGTAATGGTACGCTTCTTGCCCGAGTCAAGCACAGCCTTAAGCATGTTCAAGCAAACTTCGTCAAACAAGATGCTGTCACAGTCGTCAAACACTAGGATGTCACCTTCTCGACTGTTATTAAACAGCGTCTGGAACAAACCAATTGGGGTCATTGCACCCTTAACAATTTCAGTACGAGCATCCTTACCGCCTGCGAGCTTATGCATCGCTTCGTACTCATCAAGAATACGCTCAACACCAAAGCTCTTACCAACACCCGGAGGGCCGCTAACAATAAGACCACGCACAACACCGTTAGCAACAGCGTCAGTCATTTGGTCGAGAATTGCGAAACGCTTACGGATACGATCCATAGCCTCTTCTGGGGTCTCTACAGGAGCAGCGGGCTTAGTAACCAATGCTGCAACAGGTACCACAGGTGCAACACTCACAGGAGTGTCAGTGCCGACGTATTCAACGTCTTCAATATTTTCAATCAACACGCGGATTGCTGCCTTATCTGCACCGAAGATGTTTGAAGCATCAACAGTAACGAACATGCCCTTCTTGCCTACCTTCATAGGCTTAACGAGCGGAAAAACAGTATCGTAAATTGGAGCATTACGATAACTGCCCTGCTTAATCTTAACTAACTTTTGCATTTCAATGTCTCCCACAACATTTAACTTACATATTAATAATAGCATCTTTTAGGATGCTGTCAACCATTTTAGGCAAGAATTTTTAGCATAACAATAAGGGCAAGTATTGCGCCCCAATAGCCCAAGAATGCATCAAGCCCCTTAAAACCCGTAAGCCCAGCAAGAATGTCAAGCAAATTGCTCAACACTACCCAGGCCCCACCGAGAATTAATACTGCTGAAAACATTGCTTATTCCTTACCCTACATATACATAATAACATCTTTAGGGAGAGTGTCAACCTTTTTTTAGCTGATTAAAAAGCCTGCTAAATCAATGACTTAGCAGGCCTATTAAAATCAATGACTTACGTCATCATCATAATTGTTATTTTTAGCTTCTTTTTTGCGGTCTTTAAATACCTTAGCCCTGTTAAAAACATGTGCGTTTTTTGCCACAGGATTACGTTTAGAAACCTTGGGTTTTTTAGGTTTTTTAGCCATAGCACAAGTCCTTAAAGTATACTAGATACTAGCACCCAATTAGGAACTTGTCAACCTTAGTATTCAGTACAGCGATACTCTGTTCGACGCTCTAGTACATCACCCCAGCGATTCTGAACAACAATAGTAACTTCTTCGCAACGCTGTTGTGGTTCTCTAACTACAATAACTCTGCGAGTATTTTCACGCTCTTTCTGTTTTGCATTTGCATCGGCAATAATTGCACCAAGTACAACACCACCAATTAAGGGTGCTACCCATTTGCCACTGCCTTTGTGATTATGATGATTATGTGATCTATAATAATCATGATGTCTAGGACCAGCAACCGCCGGTGTTGCAAGTAGCATTGAAATAGCAACTAATGAAATAATCTTTTTCATATTATTCTCCTCTGTCTTATACAGGGTCATAAGTTTGTTCAAAAATATCTGGCTTGCAAGGATAGAACTCGCCTTGCACACCTTTAATAATCCAATCACCCTTAGATGCTGTCATTACACCCTCGAGAGTATCAATCTCAATCTTTCCATCATTGATAAATGTTTCGCTACCCATAAAAGCAGCTAGTTCAACAAAATTGTCAAGGGTACCAGTAAACTGAACAGCTTCAATGACTACTGGCTTCTTTTTAAAGTGTGGCATGTGTATTCTCCTAACAATATTTAGCCAATTACAATATCTTCCATACCTGCTGTACGCAATCTAGTAATATGACCAATCTGCCACTGCTTGGTATCCAAGCCTTTCATAATTCCTAAAAACTTATTACGCAATAAACTGAACTGGTTGGTCAGGTGAGTGAGAGTTATTACACTCTCCTCACCGTCCACAAACTTTTCAGCATCTCTGCTGCTTAACTGACGATTATAACTTTCTAGATATTTTCTAAATACCTTACTACGCTCTTTGCGTAATTCAATATTTAAATGTTCTAAAATTGCTTCAATTTCTTGAAGTTGATTAAATCGCTTTTCAGTTATGCCTGGGAGGGCAGCACTGGCTTTTTCCAGACTGCCCTTGATCCCACACTCGTACCTGGCTTCATCAAGCTCGTTTTCGAAGTACTCAATGCAATCAACAATAACACTAAGATCTTCTACGATCTTATTATACCAGGTGCTCATGCGTTAACATTCCCAGTCATCTTCATCTTCATCTTCTTCTAACAAAAGATCAAAATGACTTACTACTGCTGTTTTTAGAACACTATCATACTCATTGACAAAAGATTCAACATCGCTGATGTCAACATTGTCATCAAAGAGTCTAACTAGTGTTTCAGCAGCCTGTAGTCGTTCTTTCCTTGGGATAAAAGATTTAACTGAATCCCAAACTTCTCCTAGAAGTACTACTTCAGGACTCATCTGCATACTCCTCAGTTGTTGGTTCAAAGTCAGCAGGATCAGCATCAACTACAGATGTAGCACTAGCGATTGGATTTTGACCCCACTCGTCAATAATTACCTGTAGTTTATCATCTGTCCAGCCTTTTCTGAACTCCTTGATAACTTCGCCAGTCACTGGAGAAGTGTATGCAAGTTTGTTACCTTCCTTGGCCAAGATGCCCTTTGCTTCAAACAGGTCCAATAGGCCACTATATGGATTCATGCCTGATTCATAAGGAATCTTAATCTGAACGCTTTCAAAAGGTTTAGCATAACGTGATTTCATTACCTTACATGCACTACGAATACCGCGCACTTCAGAAATCTTGTTACCGTCCTCATCTTCCTTGAGCTTGAGCTTACGCATAGCAACAACAATTGAGGACGCATAAACGAAGCCCTGACCACCACTGATCTTATCGTCCGGATCAAACATGTCCTGTGACGCATAAGTGTGATTTGTTGCAACTAGCCCAATTGGGAAAGGCGCAATCATGTTTACAGTATTGCGAACCAGGGCAGTAAGAGCTTTAGGCTTTCTACCCATATCGCCCTTCATATCACCCTTCTGGAACTGATCAACGTCAGTTGGTGTAAGCAACATGCCGAGGCTGTCGATTACAAACAATAACTTTGGCATTTCCTCATACTTCAGCGCACCATAATTGGCTTTGTAGTCTTTCATAAAGTCTGAGATGGCTTTGGCTACATCGTCAATCATGCTAACTGAAATACGCAATAGTTTTTCGGGACTAGTATCAACATCTAGTGCCTTCAACCATTCTTCGTCAAGTGCGTTCTCGGAGTCAAAAAGAACAACTTGACAACCCATCTTTTGGGCGTTCTTCACAATATTGCCGGAGCAAATAAAACTCTTACCGGAGCCCGATTCGCCTGCAAACACGCATACCTTACCTAATGGAATACCCTTGTTAAAGTCTCCGCTGATAAGATAGTTTAGAGTAAGGTTGCCAGTGCTGACCCAATCCACTGGATCGTGGAAGCCTGCACTAATACCTGTAATGTTTTTAGTTAGACCAGTACGAAACTTGGTCAGATCAAAAGGTTTCTGCATATACTGCTCCTAATTAGGCTTGCTTACGATTACGAATCATTGCAAGGATGTCATCAGCTGACTTCTTTGCACCGTCGCTCGCTGCCGGAGCAGGAGTTGCAGGAGGCGTTACCTTTGCTGGGGTTGTATCAAATGGTGCTTCATCGTCGTCACTGTCATCAACAGGCGCTGCTGGAGCAGCCTTAGGTGCTACTGGAGCACTAGCCTTTTGAGTTGTTGGACTTGAGGCACCAGCCGGAACTTCAACACCATATGGCTTGTAGTAATTACCCCAACGAGCAGCATCATATAGTTCACCATTAACACTTGCTTCAAACATTTCAGCAATTGCCTTATAGTGTTCAGCAGTTGGACGAGCTGGTAGGAAATCCTTTAGATCATACAGCCCATGCTCATCGATTGCAGCAAGTTCTGTTTCATCTAAACTACGCTCCTTACGAGCCCACTTAGAAGTGCTATAGTCTGCATACTGACCCTTAGTTGTCTTTGAAAGACGGAAGTCTGTACCATTGACATAGTCAGTTGGGATATTTTCCATATCAGGGTCCATAAGCGCACCCTTAATGATATTGAAAATTTGAGGACCAATTACGAAACGACGAATTGGATTTTCTGGAGATTCCTCATTTAGCGGATTCTCTGCTACAAAGCCCTGGAAGATATATGACTTCTTCTTCCAATACTTACGACCCATTTCTTCAAGTGAAGGATCCTTAAACCATGGACGAACTTCAGTTAGAATTGGGCAGTTATCACCATACATTTCACCGCATGGTACCTGTACAGTTACAGGCTTATTTTCGCCACCAACAACACCCGGGAAGGTCAAGCGAATCATCTGTCGCTCTACCCAAAAGAATGTGTTATTAGGATCACCGTCTGGGAGGAAACGGAGCGTTGCACTCTGTCCTTCTTCAATGTTCCAAAACGGGTAAATTGCGTTGTCGCCTGCGGTCTTGTTTGAATCTTTAGAACCGGGCTTATTTTCCATTTGTGCAAGTTTTGCACGGATATCAGCTAATGAGGCCATAATGTTTTCTCCTTAAGTTGCCTTGTTGCCTTGTTTTGTAACATATCATCGATATGCTACTATGCCTTAGTATATTGCCATGTTGTAATAAAGTCAATGACTTTCTACAATTTTATTTATGCCAAACCATAAAAAAGTCCTGCATAATGTTAGTTATGCAGGACCAAGAAAAGATACGCTACTTTCTGATTAAATTACGAATGTTTCTAAATATTTTTCGTATTGTTCCGATTCTGATATGCCCGGTATTGTTTTTGTTTTAGCTTCGGAAGCACTGAGTAAACAGCTCTTAACTGTACCATACTCAAATTGATTGAGTGTGCCGCCTGCATTTAATTTTTTACTAATGCCATGAAGATGATTGCTTAGTACTGGATTTTGAGCAGCGTATCCTAGTTGTGCTACTTGATGCCCTAATCGTGCATGTGGTGATTCAAAATCAATCACATCACTTTCACGTAATGATTCTTTTAATCCCTCAAAAGTTTCTTCCTGAATTGCACTTCTAATTCTACTCTCATATGCTTGTTGTTTTGCCATTGCTCGCTTGATGCCGTTCATAGCATCTGAAACACGATTATCAAAATGTGTTTCAACGAACTTTTGTTCAATTTCAGTTGTATCTTCTTCAATAATACTTAGATTCTGATAATCATCTAAACTTTCTACAGCATTAGCATATGTCTTAACACCACTGAGTTTTTCAAAAGTATTTCTAATGCTGTTAATTTGTTCTAATGCTAGTGTTACATATTCTTCATTTGATTCATTTACTAAATTTGCTTTGCGAACATAACGCACAAATTCTTGAAGTTTACGATATTCTGCTGCTAGTTGAGTAATTGATTCGCCTACAGTATCATGCATTTCGCCGCCAGCATATAAGTGGCGAGCCATTGCACGAGCAGCCTTTAAACTGTTCTCCTGCATTTTGAAACGCTCTTCGCCGCGCTGAATATAAATGCTGTGAATGTTACGACTGCGAGAGCCGCGAACTTCTTCATTAACAGCCTTCTTATGACGAACAACAATTTTAATGTTGTCTAGGGGTTGATAACTGGTTTTTGTTGACCCTGTCATCACACCAAATCCTTCCATAACGTCTGCCATGTCTTTCTCCGAATTTTGTGCAATATTGATTTGTTCACCCTTTGGCTTGATCTTCTTGTCAAACACTTTATAATCAAAAGTAAACGGTGGGTTACTTCTTGCAAGCTTCTGAAGCATTTTTCTAATAGGGTGTTCGCTTAAATCTTCACTGGTTGCTAGACTAATAAGATCGTAATTGAGATCTAGACGTACTAAAAGATTAGGATCAGATACAGAAAATCTAGTTGCTTCTTGTGGATTTACAACCAGCTTTCCTTCCTTATCATAATTTTTTACAGCGTATCCAAAACCCTTTAAAATATTAAAGATTTTTTCCGCTAGCACATTAGTATCAATTGCCATAATAGTATTATCCTCTAATACTATTTATCAAAACATGGGCATGGGCTCATCATATTCGTCTACTGGGCCACCAAACGAATCATCAATTCCTAGACTACTATTAACCATACTGTATACATCATCTTCAAATGTACCTATATAGCTAATCATACGAATAGCTATAAGCATACTCATTACCAAGTCATCGTGTTCGCCTGATTTAGCAGCAAAGCCGTTGCCCTTAGCAATAAAGGTTTTTAACTCGCCTATTAAGGGTTTACTGTTTATGGTAATTCTATTTTGTTCAACTAGGCGTTTAAAAATCAATGCAGCGTCATTTTTACTCTTTTGGCTAGTATGGAATCCTTTGCGTGATCTTTTACCCTGTACTTTTACTGGCTCATTTAGAAATTCTCCTGGGAAATTTTCTTCGCCAGTATCTCGAATTACAACTAATGCTGCTTCACCAATAGTGTTATTTTCTACAGTCCAGTAGATCTGATGTGCGCCTTGATCTTTAAGGTAATGCATAATATCCATCATAGTACGCATCTGTCCTTCTACAGGTGTTTTATTATGTTGCCACTCTGCTACCTGTATCATTGTGGGCAACTCAACTACCTGAATAGCGGCAGGGTCGCCGCCCGTACCAGAACTAGGATCCAGTGCTACCACATACATATACGCAGGACTTGGTTGCTTATACCAACGCACTTGACCCATACGATATCTAACATCACTGCCCTGTAGCTCAACTAGCTTTAACTGATTAATTAGTGTTTCTTCATAAATTACGAATTCGCATTCATGTTCACGACGGAATCGTTCTTCACCGATACGGCCTCGTTCTTCTCTGGCCCATGTATCGTCTCTATCAGGATGTTTGTTCCAAATAGCTAACATTGGTTTAAAACCATTTACACCAATATCTCTCTCGTTGCCATATTCATCGAAGCGATTATTTGCCTGCTTCCAAATCATAGCAAATGTATCTTCATCGCTGTTTGGTGTACTTGTAACAATACACTTACCACCTGTAGCTAGTGTAGGTGATAGTGAAGTCCAAAATTCTTTAGCAATGCGAGTAGGAACGAACGCAAACTCGTCTAAGTACACGAGTGTCAGAGACATACCACGACCGGTTGTTTCTGTGGTCGTAGTGCTTACAATACGGCTACCATTATCAAATGTAATGCTACCTTTGTTATATTCTGTAACACCTGCACGAATATGATCAGGACAACACTCATATGCATAACGAATACGCTGCATAATTTCACTAGCACCAGCTTGCTTGTGTGCTGCTACAAGAATAGTACTATCAGGTATAAACATTGCATACCAAAGTAAATAACCAGCAGCGACAGTAGTTTTACCCATCTGTCTGCCCAACATATTAATTGACCAGCGATTATTATTATAATTTTCAATTAATTCAAGCTGGTATTCATACGGCTCAAATGCAATACCACCTTTAGTAGGATGCTGTATCCTCATAAAGTTGGTCATAAAGTATAGTGGGCCGTCTTTTGGATGACAGCACATTTGAAATTCTTTAAGAGTATTAGAAGTATAGCTTACCTTACTGTAAGCTGGTTTGACAAGACTGGTATCTGCTGTTCCGCGCATATCTTTATTTAGCGACTAAAACAAACAGTTTTACTGATATTATGATAAACGCTTTGCTAGTTTATCTTTAATAGCATTGATTAATGCTGTTTTGTCAGTAGTATATTTGTAGTCTAATGGCTTTGGACCGGCTACCATTGGGATAGCAACATCAGCATTATCGCAACCACATGGCTCTTCTGCTGGTTCTTCTGGCATATGTGGTGCAAGAGCCACTGCTACATCTTTCATGTTTGGCTCTTCTTTCTCGCCTGCTGCATTATAATCAATACCTGCTAGCTTTAGAATACGATGTAGTTCTTCCATGTCCTTAGCTGACGCACTGATATTTAATGTAGCATCACCCACAGTCTTGCTTTGATTAAAACTAATAGTAGTATTTTCTTGTGGTCCTACTGCACCAGGCATTGTTTCTGGTCCTGGGGTATAATAACTTTCTTTAGCAGGTACTTTTGATGCGCCTGTTAGTTTATCAATGGCACGCTTTTGGCCTGCTTTACGGCTAGCGGTTGGACTGTGTAGTTTACGATCCATTGGCGCTGTAAACATCTTGCCAGTAGCTGCTCTTAGTTCATCGCGCATTCTAATGCCTTTAGCACGACGTTCTTTTTCGTCTGCAACAGACTTTGAAATATAACTACCTAGTGTTTGAGGTGATAACTCATCTAACTGATCTTCTGGAAGGATTGAGGACTTAGTTACATTCGTCTTGAATACCTTGTGGTCAACACCAACTCTCTTGGCAGCAACTTTATGTGCGTGAGCGGTGTTTTGTGCTTTTACATGAACTGAACCGGCTTCAATTTTTTTACCGGCGTGCTGTGCAGGAAACTCTACCTTCCACATACCATACTCTTCTTTAATGCTATCTGGTGCTGGAAGTGCTTCTACATCACCTACGATACTATCGTAGTCGTCCATACTTAATGGGCCATCTTTTGCCATTGCGATCATACGCTCTGCTACACCGTGCAGATCCATGTCTTCTTGTGCATCTTCACGAGCATATTCCATTATACGAAGTAATAACGGAACGTCTAATGTTACTGTGTCAACTTCATCACCTTTGCTATCAGCATCAGTTGGATCTTCATCATTATCATCAAGCGCATCGGATGCCATAGTTCCTACTGCGCGGCCAATGCCTCCCGCAATGCCTCGAGTGACTGCGCCTGCTTCTGCGCCGACGGCTGCACGGCCAACGGCTGCGCCCAGTGCCGGTAGAAACTCGTCTAACTGCTCGTCTTCTTTTACATCATCTGAATCATCTGCTAAGTGAGCACTAACACCTGCTGTGCTTTTTAGTCCCCAGTGCTGTGCTGCTTTTTTAGCTGCTTCGTATGATGTTGGTGCATAGCATTCGTGTCGTAATACTTTATCTTTTTTAACATACAAGCAGATATAAGGCTTATCGCCTTCTGCTTCTTGTACACTTTCCATGTGATCAAAGTGACCACTTTCTAAATCTTGAATTACTTGCTTGGTCCAGATGCTTACATCACTTGAACCGATTTCGTCTAAGCCATCGCTGCCTGCAAAGTCTGCTACGTTGTCGATAGCTGCCATAACTTTAACTGGACCATACTTGCTGAGTAGGTCAACATGCTGGCTCATAATGCGACGAGTAATTGCACCTGCAACTGCATCAACGCTGTCTTGATCTTCATTAATACTTTCTTCAGCTTGTACTGATTTTACCATTGCTAAGAACTTTGTTCTCATAGCAGGATCAGCGAAAATCTTTTCAAGCGCACCAGCAAATGGTGCTATGGATTTTAGTAATGCTGGATTTAATGCTTTACCCTGTTCAGCTTTATCAATTGCTTGAGCAAACTTTGCATCAACTTTTCCGCCTAAAGCACGAGATACTGCTGCGGCACCAGCCTTTGCTTTTGGGTCTTGCGCCGGAGCAGTTGGTGCAGGCTGAGGTTGTGCAGCGGAGGGTGATGGTCCATTAAACTCAAACAGTTTCATTTTTAGTTCCTTCTGGCGCTTTGGCTGATTACATCAACTTCTTTATTTTCAATACCCTTACCCATATTGGCGGTATTGTTCATTGTGTCCCAAAGTGGCTTTAGATCCTCGCCCATTAACTCGTCCTTACTTGGATAGTTACGGAAATAATCTGCACCCTTTTCAGCTTTGATCTTTGCTAGCTCGTCTAAAAACTTTTTGTTGAACTCTTCGCCAAAGAAAGGACCGTCTTTGTACAGGTCTGGATTTTGCATACCATAGTGCTCTTGATCTTCATTAGCTAGAACACTTTCTTCTTGTTTGGCGTCTCTGTCTTTGTTAAACTCAGTACGCTCTTCTGCATTTTCACTTTCCAATCTACGGGGTTCTTTTACACCGTAAACAAGAACACGCTCGTGTGGTAATCCAAGATTAACTGCCAACCATACTTCTAAAATTCTTTCATTAACAGGATACTTGAGAACTACGTCTGTTGCACAAACTTCTGATACAAACTTAACACCTTTAGCACGAACAAATTCCATTGGATTTTCTTCAATTGGTCTGCGCTTCCAAGCAGCGGCACTGATAAGACCATATTTTTGTAGTGCATTTTCAAGCTGAGTCATTTGCTCTGCGCCGCAGTTAGCAGCAAACTTGACTCTATATGCGTATTCTTTTTTGAAGCTTTCGGCGATGAATTCTTTTAGTTGCATAGTTATGAACTCCTGTTACAACTATTTATCATCTTAGTCAAAAAGGAAGGGGCCTAGGCCCCTTCCTCATATTGCGTTGTTCTACTCGTCGGGCAATTCAAATGCCCTACTTATAATTATTAAGAAACTACGAGACTTGTACCTACTGTTACAGCGGCGCTTGAGAAGTCGTAGCCGTTAACGTTGTCTGTGCCAATAGCCTGTAGTTGTGTTTCTAGTGCAACTTCGTCAAATTGTGAACCATCAACAATGCAGTGAATCTGACCGCTAGTGTTTGATGGTAGGAAGTATGCTAGAGGTTGAATTACCTGCAAAGCACGTTCTACAGCTTCACGTGTAGCATCATCTTCAGCTGTTAAGCTAGCACCAGTATCAACCATGATTAGCTTAAGATTATGTCTGCTGATTAGTGTACCTGTTGCAAATTCTGCAACACCCTTACCATTACCTTTTACCTGTGGCATTTGTTTCTCCTAAAAGTTTATTGCTTGATTAATTATGTCAAGCCATGCAATTATTTATCTTTTTGGTTAATAATTTTAAGTAATTCGTTGCGGTCAAATTGACTGCCTGCTTCTTCCTGTGATACCCCGTTAGCTTTATCTAATCTAGCTTTTTTAAGCATTAAATCAACTTGTTTGAGCTTACGAGTAACTTTGCTGTCTTTAGCTTCTAGCGCAATTTTAAGCATATTGGCAGCATTAGCGAAAACGGGACCAGCAGCCATATCAGTCATATTCATACCTAGTGCCATAAGCTGAGTATAGCTATCTATAGCTTGTCTAGCAATATCATCCATTTCGCTATCATGAGCTTCCATACCACGAACTTCACTCAATGCCATATTAATTTTTTCACTTATAGTAATAGCATCTTCAACTGTTTGTATAGTTGCTATAGGGCTATCAGTCTGAGATGGTTGGGCGGCGCTGAGGGCTTCATCCAATGAAGGCAAATTAAATTCTTCTTCTAGCTTTTTAGTCATAACACTACTTATTGCTTTTTCTTCTTAGCAATACGGCTTCTAGGATTTCTTTTCTTTTTAGTTTGAAAGATTTGATCTTCATTGAGAACCTTAAATCGTATGCCTTTTCTAGCGCACCATTCTTGTGCAGCGGTCCATTTGGCAGCATTTAATGTAGCTTGAGCCTGTTGCTGCTTGCTTCTAGCTGCTTCTAATGTGGTCTGTGATGCTGGTTTGATTTCAATAAGTTCAACATGCTCCCGGCCATCTTTATCCACATATTGAATCATAAAGTCTGGAATATAATTTGCATGTTTTCCAGTGAACGGATTACGATAAGGAATAGCTATACTTTCGTTTGCCCATTTTACAATGTTAGGATGCATGTCACACATACGCATGAATGTTAATTCCCAACTGCTACGAAAATAAGGTGCTTTACTTCCTACATATTTTGCAGGGTTCTGCACAGTATAAACACCTTGTGCGAATGCCGACATATTACTTCGCTGTATATACTTGCTTGACGTTACTGTTAACCTTAGGCGCTACGAGGCCAATTCTATTACCTGGTGGCATCAGAGCATTAAGAACTTTATATGTATCGTTTGTTAACTGTAATGTATAATCGTTCATTTCAAAATAAGTTAAAGGATTGACACCCTGTTTCTTTGCAGTTTGCATTAAAATGTCAGCCATAGCTTTAGCATTAGCTTCTTCAAAACCTGCAATAATCAAATGACGAATTACTTGATCCAGCAACATTGGGTCAATTACTTCTTTTTCATCAGTACGAAGTGTTGCTAGAATACTTGTACTAGCTTCAGGTAAAGGAAAACTAACAGTAGAATTTTCCAAGTACTGAACTAGTGTAGATCTAGATATAGTTTGCTTGTTTTCATTACCAAAGGTCTCAAACATTGAGGATGAGCCATTAATATTTTGTGAACTACTAGTAATAGCCATATGTTATCCTTATGGTGTCTGATTAGGCTTTTCAGTAGCAGGCGGAGGTGTCTGTCCTCTATTTGCTGCCGGCCTAGATCTACTGTTTGCATTATTTGAGATTGCACTAACACCAGTACCTATCACTGACCCAACTACAGCATTTTTAATGTTTTTGCCGCTTATTGCTGCGCCTAATGCTGCTCCTGCTGCATTGCCTACTAGATTTTCTAAGAAACTTGCTTTCTTAGTTTTACCTATTGCAG